ATCCTATTCTTGACCCGGCTGAAATTGATATTGCAAAAAGGTCTATGTCTTCTTATGCGTTTCGTCAGGAATTTATGGCGTCGTTTGAAGCCCGTGGTTCAGAGATGTTTAAGGAAGACTGGGTACAGTTTAGTGAGGATAAGCCGGAAATAGGAGATTACTACATTGCCGTTGACTTGGCAGGTTTTGAAGAAGTCAACAAGAAGAAGACTAAGAATTCCAAGCTTGACGACACAGCGATCGCCGTGGTTAAGGTCAATGAGCATGGTTGGTATGTTGACAATATTATATACGGTCGATGGTCACTTGACGAGACAGCACTTAAAATATTTCAGGCCGTTAGAGATTACCGTCCCGTATCGGTTGGAATCGAAAGAGGTATTGCTAAACAAGCAGTAATGTCTCCTTTGATGGACATGCAGAAACGTTACGGTATGTTCTTTAGAGTAGAAGAGTTGACACACGGAAACAAAAAGAAAACAGATCGTGTTATGTGGGCATTGCAAGGACGATTTGAAAACGGGTACATAACCTTAAACAAAGGCGAATGGAACAGTAGATTTCTTGATCAGCTGTTTCAGTTTCCTGATCCATTAACACACGATGACTTAGTAGATGCGTTAGCTTATATTGACCAATTGGCAAATGTAGCGTACGACTACGACTACGAAATAGAAGACCATGAAATTTTAGACGTGGTAGCAGGATACTAATATGGCAGAATTATACGATAAAGACGCGCTTGTAATGCAAGAAAATCTTGAAGACTGGGTCATTAATAAATGCGAGGACTGGAGAGATTATTACGAAAGCAATTATGAAAGTAGATTTGAAGAGTATTATAGACTATGGCGTGGTATCTGGGATCCTGCTGATAGTCAGCGTGGGTCTGAGCGTTCCCGTATTATTTCTCCTGCACTTCAGCAAGCTGTAGAGTCTAATGTAGCGGAACTAGAAGAAGCCACCTTTGGACGTGGCAAGTGGTTTGACGTAAGCGACAACCTTGGCGACACTGACAAGCAAGACGTACAGTTCCTGCGTAACAAACTAACTGAAGACTTTGAAGACTGCATGGTACGTAAAGCCGTAGCAGAGTGTCTTATTAACGCTGCAGTTTTTGGTACAGGCATTGGTGAGATTGTTATTGAAGAAATGAAAGAGATGGCCCCTGCTACTCAACCCATTATGGGAGGAGATTTGCAAGCAGTAGGAGTAAACATTACTGATCGTGTAAAAGTAAAACTTAAGCCTGTACTCCCTCAGAACTTCTTAATTGACCCCGTAGCTACGTCTGTAGAAGATGCACTAGGCGTTGCTGTAGATGAATTTGTAAGTATGCACCAAGTAGAATTACTACAAGAACAAGGTGTATATCGTGATGTATTTGTTGGTCCTGCTGCACCAGACACTGATTTAGAGCCTGATCAAGACATTACTATCTACAACGACGACAAGGTACGTTTGACTAAGTACTACGGTTTAGTGCCACGAGAGCTTCTAGATGCCGCTACAGGCGACGATGAAGATGAAGTGGTAGGTGAGGACGATTCTGATTCACGTTACGTAGAGGCCGTTGTAGTGGTCGCTAACGGCGGTATACTTCTTAAAGCAGAAGCTAACCCATACATGATGATGGATCGTCCTATTGTTGCTTTTCCTTGGGACGTAGTACCCGGTAGATTCTGGGGTCGTGGTGTATGCGAAAAAGGTTACAACAGTCAGAAAGCACTTGACACAGAACTACGAGCACGTATTGACGCTTTAAGCCTTACTATTCACCCAATGATGGCTATTGATGCTACTCGTTTACCGCGAGGTGCAAAACCAGAAGTACGCCCCGGTAAGATAATTTTAACCAGTGGAGATCCTCGTGAAGTTCTTCAGCCTTTCAATTTTGGTCAAGTTAATCAAATCACTTTTGCTCAAGCCGGAGCATTGCAGCAAATGGTACAACAGGCAACTGGAGCAGTTGACTCAGCAGGAATTGCAGGTCAGGTTAATGGCGAAAGTACTGCCGCTGGCATTAGTATGTCTCTTGGCGCTATTATTAAGCGTCATAAGCGCACACTAATTAACTTCCAACAGTCGTTTTTAATTCCATTTGTCAAGAAAGCTGCGTATCGTTACATGCAGTTTGACCCTGAAAACTACCCTGTTGCAGACTACAAGTTTAATGCAAGCAGTACATTAGGAATTATTGCTCGTGAATACGAAGTTACTCAGCTTGTACAGTTGCTACAAACTATGGGTAAAGACTCACCGTTGTACAATACACTTATTCAGTCTGTTGTAGACAACATGAACTTGTCTAACCGTGAAGAACTTCTTGCAGCCCTTGCTCAAGCTTCACAACCTAACCCTCAAGCACAACAAATGCAACAACAAATACAACAGTTGCAGATGCAGTTCCAACAATCACAAACTGCAGCACTGTCTGCTCAGGCTCAAGAGTCACAAGCTAGAGCCGCTAAGTTGGTAGCAGAAGCCCAAGCCGTACCGCAAGAGCTTGAAATTGACAAGATTAATGCTATCACCCGAAACCTTCGTGAAGGTGATGCTGAAGACAAAGAGTTTGAACGCCGCATGAAAGTGGCTGATACTCTCCTTAAAGAAAAAGCAATAGAAGGTAAAACCAATGCTAATAACGCAAAAAGAAATGCAGCTCCTGCTAGACCAGATCAACAACAAGTTCAGCGACCAGTTCAGCCGACTGGACCAGCTGGAACGCAAGGTGGAGGAACTATGTAATGCCAGCAAAGAAGGATCCAAGACTAGCACGAGCAGGGGTAAGCGGGTTCAACAAACCAAAGCGGACGCCTAATCATCCAACCAAGTCTCATGTAGTTGTTGCTAAAGAAGGTGACAAAGTTAAGACTATTAGGTATGGACAGCAAGGAGTTAGCGGTGCAGGTAAAAACCCTACAACTGCTAAAGAGAAAGCAAGACGTAAATCTTTTAAAGCTCGTCATGCAAAGAACATAGCTAAAGGCAAAATGTCTGCGGCTTATTGGGCAAACAAATCAAAATGGTAAGGAGATAGCTATGCCAGCAGGAAAAGGAACATACGGTAGTAAAGTAGGTCGTCCACCTAAAAAGAAGGCAACGACTAAAGCAAAAAAGCCCGTAAAGCGAATCACTCAAGAAGAAGTGGAAGCTCGTATTAAGGCAGCAAACAAAAAAGCTAACAACATGACGCCTAGTCCTGCTATGCAAAAAAAGATGGCAGAACAAATGCGTAACAAAAAGATGGACGCTAAGATGCAAGCTGCTGCTAAAAAAGCTGGCGTACCTATGAGAAAGAAAAATGCCAAAAGCAAAAAGTAAAAAAGCTAACGACGCTTGTGCGCGTAAGGTTAAGTCTAGATACAAAGTCTGGCCCTCCGCGTACGCTTCTGGTGCAGTAGCCAAATGCCGAAAGGTAGGAGCTAAAAACTGGGGTAATAAAAGTGGCCGTAAGAAAAAGTAAAAAGGGTGCTGCCCTTAAGAAATGGTTTAAGGAAGACTGGGTAGACGTTAAAACAGGTAAACCCTGTGGACGTAAGTCTGCAAAGGGCGATAGCAAACGTCCTTATCCTTCTTGTCGGCCTAAAGCCGTTGCAGCTAAAATGACTAAAGGTGAAAAGGCTTCATCTGCACGTCGCAAGACTGGACCCGCTAAAATTAAACATGCTGTTACTGCATCAGGACGTAGAAGAAAAACTTCTAAAAAGTCTTGACAAATGCATAAAAATGTGGTATAATATAACTATATAGTATAACAACAGAGGAAACTATGACTCCCGAGCTTGAAACTTATTTTAATAATTATAACGAACTCTTCAACCATGAAGGTTTCAAACAACTCGTACAAGAGCTTTCCAATAACGCAACGCAACTAGCAGATATTCAAACAGTTAAAGATCAGGAAGATTTATTTTTCCGTAAAGGTCAAGTAGCTGCTTTTGCAACTGTTATTAATCTACAGGCAACGATCGAAGCTGCTCGTGATCAAGCCGAAGCAGAAGAACAAGAACCAGTAGATGTATAAAATATTCGACTTCCGTTGTACAAACGGGCACGTATTTGAAGAATTTGTAGAAGGTACAGTCACAACCAGTAGGTGCGGTTGTGGTGCCAACGCTACAAAAATGGTATCTGCCCCGTCCTTTCATCTTGATGGTGCGTCAGGGGATTTCCCCGGTCAACACATGAAGTGGGTGAAAGAGCACGAAAAAGCAGGTAAAAAATAACCACATCTCCATAATGATTATAATCACGGAGTTTAATTATGTCTAGAGCAACGATTATAGATCTACCCCCTGAAGAGGAAAACGTAGATTCAATCGAAGAAAACGAAGTAGAAGAGATTCAACAAGAAACAGTTGAGCAACCTCCAGAACCTGAATTAACCTTACCAGAGAAGTACCAAGGTAAGTCTTTAGAAGAAGTAGTACAGATGCATCAAGAAGCTGAAAAGCTACTAGGTCGTCAGTCTTCTGAAGTAGGCGAACTTCGTAAAGTGGTAGATGATTACATTTCTAATCAAACACCCGAACCAGCACCTCAACAGCAATACGTTGAGCCTGAAGACGATATAGATTTTTTTACAAACCCTCAAGGCGCAGTAAATCGTGCTATTGAGAATCATCCTAAGATTAGAGAAGCACAGCAGTACACTGAGCAGTACAAAAAGCAGTCGTCAATTGCTACGCTTCAAGCTAAACATCCAGATATGCAGACGATTCTTAGTGATCCTAAGTTTGCAGAATGGATTAAGGCATCTAAAATTAGGACTCAGTTGTTTGTAGCAGCTGACCAACAGTACGATGCTGACTCTGCGGACGAACTCTTCTCACTCTGGAAAGAGCGTAAGACAGTAGCCCAGCAGACTGCTCAAGTTGAAAAACAAGCACGTAAGCAGACACTCAAGGCAGCTAATACAGGTAACGCACGAGGCACTGGTGAGGGTTCACGTAAGAAAACGTATCGCAGGTCCGACATTATTAAATTAATGAAAACAGACCCTGAGCGTTATCAAGCATTGTCAGATGAAATACTACAAGCTTACGCGGAGGGTCGGGTCAAGTAATCTAAAGGAGATTAATCATGGCTAACGAAACTTCGGGAACTTACTTCACAGCTAATGCTGTGGTAGACAAAACAGCAGCAGGTACTTTTATTCCAGAAATCTGGAGTGACGAGATCATTGCTGCATACCAAAAGAACCTCAAGATGGCTCCACTTGTCAAGCGCATTCAAATGGCTGGCAAGAAGGGTGACGTAATCCACATCCCTAAGCCTACTCGTGGTTCAGCTTCTGCTAAAGGGGAATCAACTGCAGTAACAATCCAAGCAAACCTTGAGTCAGAGTTGACTGTCACTGTTGACCGTCACTTCGAGTACTCACGTCTGATTGAAGACATCGTTGAAGTACAGGCTCTCAACAGCCTCCGTCAGTTCTATACAGAAGACGCTGGCTACCAGCTTGCTCTTAAGGTAGACACTGATCTCATCAACGCTGCTACTGGTTTTGGTGACGGTACTCGTACTCAGACTCCAGCTAACACTGGTGCTAACTGGGTTAACAGCAACAGCTATTACTTCAATGCCGCTGCTGGCCTTGCTGCTTATGCTGCTGACACTGTAACTTCAGGCGATAACTTCACTGACCTTGGTTTCCGTGAAGCTATCAAGTTGATGGACGACGCTGACGTTCCTATGGAAAACCGTGTACTTGTAGTTCCACCTGCAGTACGTAAGTCTTTGATGGGTATCGACCGATACGTGTCTTCTGACTTCGTTGGTGGTCGTGGTGTAGAGTCTGGCCTTATCGGTAACCTCTACGGCGTAGACATCTACGTTTCAAGCAACGCTCCAGTTGTAGAAGCATCAGGTCAAAACAGTGCCTCTACTGCTGACACTCGTGGTTGCTTGTTCTTCCACCAAGACGCTCTTGTTATGGCAGAGCAAATGGCTGTACGTTCGCAGACACAGTACAAGCAGGAATACCTGTCAACACTGTTCACTTCGGACACTCTGTACGGTGTAGAAACATACCGTCCAGAAGCTGGCTTCATCCTCGCAGTTTGCGACGAGTAAGTCTACTAGGGGTCAGCAATGGCCCCTTTCCTTTCTCCTCCTTCTTCTCTGCAATAGGACTTTCCGATGTCTAACTACTCTAAGACCACAGACTTTGAAGCTAAGGACTCGTTACCTACGGGCGACTCAGGAAAGATTATCCGTGGCGCTGAATTTGAAACTGAGTTCGATGCAATCTCCACAGCTATTGCAACTAAAGCTGACACAGCAGGGCCTACGTTTACCGGAACCCTGACCTTTGAAACTATTTCTGACGGAACCATTGGTGTTACTGCCTTTGTCGATGAAGACGATATGTCGTCCGACAGTGCAACTTTGGTTCCTACACAGCAGTCCGTAAAAGCTTACGTTGACTCACAGGTCACTGCACAAGACCTAGATTTTCAAGCTGACTCAGGCGGTGCATTAAGCATTGATTTAGACTCTGAGACACTGACCTTAACAGGCGGAACAGGTCTTGATACGTCTG